CTCACTTATCGCACTGCTATCCATCATAGCACTGCCTACACTTTATCTATTCGGCTTTTAGGTTTCACGTGCAACATAGAAAGGAGATCATATACTATGGCAAAATTTAAACCATCAGCCAAACTCAACTTTGGCGCAATCGATCATTATAATCCTCAGTACCTTATGAACAACTATAGTCCTTCTGAAATCAGAAAAGAGTATTCAAGAATCCGTGCAATAGCAGTCAAGCGATTAACCAGACTTGCGAAAGGTGGCTTTGGTGAAACATCCGTATACAAATACAATGTGTTCAACACAAAGAAGTTATCGGAACTGACAGAAAAACAGATTCCATCGGCTCTCTCACAGCTAGCAAGGTTCTTAGACAATCCACTCTCAACCGTCACAGGACAGAAAGCGCAACGAAAGCAGAAAATAGAAAAGTTGCAATCATACGGTTACGATATTAACGAAAAGAATTTCCAGTCTTTCGTAGACTTCATGGAACTTCTCTCACAGCAAGCAATTGATTTACAGTACGATTCAGAAGCAGTCGTAGAATTGTGGGAATCAACTAGAGATAAAGTCTCACCCGCAACAATTGCAAAAGACCTTGATAGCTGGCTTGAAAATCGTTATAAAATCAGTGAATTGCCGAACATCGCTTCGAAAGACGCAGACGAAATTTTACGACTATTAAAGGAGTAAGAAATGATTACAGATGTATATGATTTTGATTATTCGATTTTTAAAAAAGCAGGAAACGTAAAAAGAAAAAAAGGTTCAAGGAACAAGAAAAACTATAAAAATCTGGTATGTGCGTTCGACATTGAAACCACACGCATAAAGGAAATTGAACAATCAGTCATGTATATCTGGCAATTTCAAGTTGACGAAAAAGTAACTGTGATTGGTAGAACATGGAGAGAGTTTGATTACTTCATGAGAGCAATAGCATCTGATTTGGAAGACATGGAATATATCGTAGTGTATGTTCACAACCTCTCATTTGAATTCCAGTTCCTCTCGGGAATCTATCCTTTTTCAAAGGAAGAGGTATTTGCACTTGATAAAAGAAAAGTATGTAAATGTGAGATGTTTGAGCATTTTGAGTTCCGCTGTTCCTACATTCAAACAAACATGTCTTTGCAGACATTTACAGATAAAATGAATGTAAAACACAAGAAACTTTCTGGCGATCTAGATTATAACACAGAACGTTATTCATACACACCTTTAACAGATGAGGAGTTAGCATATTGTATTAACGATGTGCAAGGTCTGGTAGAAGCAATTAAGACCGAAATGAAAAATGATGGAGACACCCTTTACACAATCCCGCTGACATCAACCGGATATGTACGCCGTGACGTGAAAAATGCATTAGAGGGCAACCGCTGGATTATGGGAATACAGCCGGATTTCGATGTATATCAAGTAGCAAGAGAAGCGTTCCGGGGAGGAAATACTCATGCAAACCGTTTCTATGTAGGATGGATTTCAGAAGGAGTCCACTCTGCCGACCGTTCATCAAGTTACCCGGGAGTGCAGTGTAATAGAGCCTATCCCGTTACCCGTTTTCATAAGATTTCTAAACCAGTTCCCGATGCGAGCCAGATCATTGACATGATGAAAAGACGGGAAAAAGCAATCTTGATGCGGGTATCATTTAAAGGACTTTCGTTGAATGATTACTCATGGGGCTGTCCCTATCTGGCAAAAGACAAGTGCAGATCAATAGTAAATGGAATATTTGATAATGGACGAGTGCTTAGTGCTGATTATTTGGAAACTTCTATCACAGACGTGGATTTAAGAATTATTGTTGAAGAATATCATATTAACGAAATTGTACCAATCGAAGTTTATACAGCCAGGTACGGTAAACTCCCATCTGCAATGATCGAAACCATATGTCTATATTATAAGAAGAAAACAGAATTGAAGGATGTGGAAGGGCAGGAATATTTTTACATGAAAAGTAAGAATAAGCTTAACTCTATCTATGGAATGACGGCGCAAGACCCTGTTAAAGAGTCAATATTGTATCAAGACGATGAATTTACTATTGACACCTCTAAGACGAAAAAAGAATTGCTGGAAGAATTTATGAAACGGGCGTTCATCCCCTACACATGGGGTGTCTGGTGTACCGCATGGGCGCGCTATGAACTGGAACGTGGTATGCGTATCGTAACTGAGCAAGGCGGAACGTTTATCTACTGCGATACCGATTCGATTAAGTATTTAGGTGATGTGGATTTCTCAGCATACAATAACGAAAAAATAAAGTTGTCAAAACAGAATGGCGCATGGGCTGTAGACCCGAAGGGCAAAGAACATTATATGGAAGTTTATGAACAAGAAAAGGATGCAGATCGTTTCATCACATGGGGAGCGAAAAAGTACGCATATGAATCTGACGGAAAATTAAAGATCACGGTTGCGGGTGTTCCGAAAAAAGCAGGAGCAGAAGAATTAAAGAGGAAAGGCGGACTGGATGCATTAAAGCCCGGATTTGTATTTAGTGATTGTGGCAAACTGGAAACGGTTTACAATGACAAGCCAGAGATAGCAAAATATAAAAATAAGGACGGAAAGACGATTGAAATAACGAAAAACATAGTACTGCGCCCGACCACATATGCAGTAGGCATTACAAAGGAATATGAGGATATTTTACAAGATGCTCTCTTATACAATCAATCAGTAAAAATTTTAAAAGGAACAAATTTATTAGCTTGACAAAAGCTACGAACGGTTTTATAATAGGTGATGTAAAGAAGAACAATACAAAGAAAGGAGCAAAGACATGAAAGGAACAATTAACAAAACAGTAGTCACCACTCTGCTGGAAGTGACTCGTTATAACAAGGAAACGAAAAAAGAGGAAACGGTTACTAAACTGTTCATGACATTGAGAACCCCCAGCCGTGAACGCATCGAAAGCTATTTGATGGAAGATAAAGGATATCTTAGTTTCAAGGTGCTTTCCACCAAAGAAGAAGTATACGCCATGGATGTAAATGAATTTATCAATAACGCAACAAGAAAGGAGTAATCACAATGAAAGTTATCAGAACGAAAAACGAAAATATCAGTGTAAAAGAAAAATACCTTATGAGCATGAACCCAGAAATCCGGCGCATGAGAGATGCCGAGGGGATGAATGTTCCGGTGGTCAACTGGATGCTTTATTCTGACACGGACAAAGAAGGAAATGAACAGACCCTTCTTTCTATCCTGTCCGAGGATAATGTTGCATATGCGACAAACAGCCGGACATTTATCGAGTCTTTTGCTACTCTATGCGATATGTTCGAAGATGCAGGAGAAGAGATTACCGCTATTAAGGTAATCGGTGGACAGTCAAAAGCAGGACGGCACTTTATCACCTGTGCCTATGCAGAGTAACCAGTTAAAAATTAACAAATTATAAAATCTATATCTCATTTGTGTATTTCAAGTAAAGCCCCGTTCCGTTATCGGGGCTTTTTTCCATAGAGGTGAATCATATGAAAGAGAAAAATATATATGACCGTAACGGGTTTATCAATATACCAGCTATTTACAGCATACCGGTACCGTTTATCTTTATTGTAGGTGGCGTGTGTAAGTTTGCGATTGAGAAAAAGATCAAGTTTGCATTGATGAGAAGAACACAAACACAAGCCGATCTGATATCGAAGCCAGAGTTTTCACCGCTCAAGCCCGTGCTAGGAGATATGAACCGCATGTTTAAAGCGGTATCATTAACAAAGCAGAATAGTGCTTTCTATGAAACAGATATGGAAGGGACGATTATTTCATCGGAACCTTTCTGTTATTCTTTGGCACTGTCAACCATTTCTAATATGAGAGGTTTTGATGCAAGCGATATCTCCCTTATCTTCTACGATGAATTTATCGCAGAAGCGCATGAGCGCCCGTTGAAAAACGAAGCAGAAGCTTTCTTTAACTGTTATGAAACAATTAACCGTAACCGTGAGTTAAAAGGAATCGCACCTGTCAAAGTAATCTGTGCAGCTAATAGTAATAACATGGCAAATGAATTGTTTATATCACTAGGTCTGGTACTGAGAGCCGAAAAGATGTATCAGAATGGCACATCCATCTGGATTGATAAAGAAAGGGGTCTGGCACTGATTATCTGTCAAGACAGCCCGGTTTCAGAAGCGAAAGAAAAAACGGCGTTGTACAATCTGGTGTCAAGGGATTCTGACTTTTATCAGATGTCTCTGAAAAACGTGTTCACGAAAGATCGAGCAGACAATATAGGAAGCAGAAACATCAAAGAGTTCAAGCCCTTAGTCCATGCGGGCGAGATGTACATCTATCGTCACAAGTCGCGGCAAGAATACTATGTTACCTCGTTCAAGTGCGGGGTATTCAAAGAAAATTATACCATGAGCGAAAATGATAAGGTTCGTTTCCGGTTAAAATACCGTTACTTATGGATTGCGTTCCTATCACGCTCCCTTTATCTCGAGAACTATATCATACAGGTTCTTTTCACAAAATGTTTCACGTGAAACATATTGCTAAAATATGGAATGTATGTTATAATTAGTGGTGAAAAAGGAAGTGCTAGAAACAATCTCGGAAAGATGCACATGTTCTATGTTTCGGAACAGGAATCCTTTTCGGCAGGCGGTATTACACCGCCTGTTTTATTAACCGGGAAAGAAAGAGGTGGATATGGACGGAAACGCAATCATGACCATGGTGCAGACGTTAGGATTTCCAATCGTTTGTTGCGGGGCACTCTTCTGGCGCATGATGAAAGAGAGCGACAATCACAAGGAAGAAATGGAGAAAGTCACGGATGCATTAAACAACAACACACAAGCACTTATTCGACTGGAAGAATCATTGAAAGGAGACAAAGAAAAATGAAACAGGAAGACATTGTAGCATTAGCAAAAGCCGGATTCACAAGAGATCAGATTGTTGCTCTTGCGGGTTTACAGACCGTTCCGGTACAGCAGCCAGTCCCGGTTCCGCAGACAGCCCCGGTACAGCCGACAGCCCCGGTACAGCCGACAGCCCCAGTTCCGCAGACAGCCCCGGTTCCGCAGACAGCCCCGCTGCAGCCGACAGTCCCGACAAAGCAGACAGCCCAGGTACAGCAGCCGGGAACATCTGGTGACCCCGTTCTGGATGCCCTTTTAGGGCTGCGGGAGGATATGAAAAAACAGGCGCTGCTGTTTTCCTCACAGCCCGCACCCCAGACAGAAACAACGGATGATATTTTAGCATCCATCATTAACCCGAAAGGAGCAAAATAAAATGGCGAATGATTTATCTTTTAACCAGCTTTCAACCGTTCTGACGGCGATTACAAATCAGGCAAGCGGAGTGAATAACATTGCACCGGTCGATACGTCATCTTTCGTTACGGTTGCGCAGAGGGCACTGGAAACCGGATATGACCCGCTGACCACGGCAATTTCACAGGTGCTGTCAAAGACAATTTTCTCTGTCAGACCCTATACCCGTAAATTTAAAGGTTTGAACGTTTCCAATCAGCGATATGGAAACCACGTTCGTAAACTGTTGACCATTGACAAGCCTTTTGAAGATGATGATCGGTTAAAGCTGACGGACGGCCAGTCCATCGACCAGTACAGGGTGAACAAACCGAAAGTTTTACAGACAAACTTTTACGGTGCAAATCAGTATCAGAAATCCGTAACGATTTACAAAGACCAGTTGGATTGTGCTTTCTCTTCTCCAGATGAGTTCGCATCTTTCATTTCAATGATTATGCAGAACGCTTCGGACATGATCGAGCAGGCTCACGAAGAAACCGCGAGAGCTACTATCAATAACTTAATCAGCGGTATTTATGCCATGGAAACAGATACGACTGAAAATAGCACAATGGCGAAGGCGAACGGACAGCGACGCGCGGTTAATCTTCTCGAGCTTTACAATCAGGAAACTGGAAAAACTCTGCTGGTTGCTGATGTGTACAAGGCAGAAAATTTTGAGGGCTTTGTTAAGTTTGCATTTTCAACAATCAATACAATTGCCGACTTAATGACAGACCGTAACACCCTCTTTTCCTCTCAGCTTACTGGCTATCCGATTTTGCGCCACACGCCGAAAGACCGGTTAAAGTTCTATCTCTACACGGATATAATGAATAAGATCAATTCTGAGGTTTATTCCACCGTATTCAATCCTGATTTTCTGAAAACGGTCGATTTTGAATCGGTCAATTACTGGCAGTCCTCTCTTTCACCTAGTAGTGTAAATGCCACGCCCACCTATTTGAAGAAAAGCGGTTCGCTCGACGCTTCACTTTCTATTAGCATAGATAATGTTTTCGGCGTTCTCTTTGATGAGGAAGCGGCAGGGTACACAACCGTAAACCAGTGGTCACAGCCGTCACCCTTTAACGCAAGGGGCGGATACTATAATCAGTTCTGGCACTTCACAGACCGCTACTGGAATGACTTTACAGAAAATGCGGTTGTCTTCTATATCGCATAATGTTTCACATGAAACGTAAAAGAAAGGAGTAGAAATGGCATTATCAGTTACTCTCTACACCTTTTCCAAACGACTGAACAGTACAAAAAATCCCCCCGCTGAGGGGGGATTCACTGTACAGGCCGTTTTGAAAGATAACACGTCTATTATCAGACCAGAGTTGGAAGTGGTTGAAAATGTGACTGCTTATAACTATGCCTATATCCACACTTTTTCCCGTTACTACTTTGTGCAGGATGTCATCTGGGAAAAAGGTATTTGGCGTATCGTTCTGTCCGAGGATGTTCTGGCAACGTACAAAGCGGTGATTGGTAATACAACCGCCTATATCCTACGGTGCGCCACGTTTCAAGACCCGACCATCACGGATTTACTCTATCCTGCTGTCACAGAGATTGATACGCAAAAGACGGAATTCACCCTAGAGGACGGATGGGTCGAGAACCCGACCGTAGCAAACGGGTATTATGTAGTTGGAATTGTAAACAATCTGGACAGCGCGTACGGTGCGGTTGCCTACTATGTCATGACCGGAAAGGAAATGGCAGATTTCCGTGCGTACATGTTAGGCGATATTCAGTCATGGGAACAGATCACAGACTTTTCCGGTGATGTCGCAAAAGCGTTCATTGACCCGTTCCAATATGTGGTATCTTGTATGTGGTTTCCGACTGGTGTTCCGGTTGATGCTACCAAAAAGACGATTGCATTCGGCTACTGGAAATCAACCTTGCAAGCATCTGTTTTATCTCAGACAACAAGGAACTATCCATTCTCTCTGGCCCGTCCTGACCGGACTCATAACAAAGACCTTACATATCTATACCGGACACCATGGGCGAACTACTATTTATACTTACAGCCGTGGGGCGCTGTCCAATTGGATGCATCAAAGATGGGAAAAACTGGAGTGAGTTGTAATATCACTTATGATTTCGTGAGCGGAAAAGCAATCTTAACTGTCACTTCAAAATTAACCAATGATGTGTTGTACACCGGAGAAGCACAGGTGGGCGTGCAGATGCAGTTATCGAACGTAGGTTTGAATCTGAAAAGCGCTACTGGTGGTGTAAGCGGACTGATTGAAGCGGCGAAAAACTCTATCGGCGGTGTGATCGGAAATATCGGTCAGAAATTCAGCGCGAGCAATATTGCATCCAGCGCAATGTTAAGCAACGCTTCTGTACAAAGCACTGGAACCAACAGCGGCATGGGAGCGGATTCCCTCGGCGGGAAAGCCACTCTTTTTGCAAACTACTATGAATCGGTTATGTTTGACGTGGCTGACAACGGGAAACCGCTCTGTCAGAACCGAAAGATTTCGGACTGCACCGGATTTGTGAAAGTAGAAAACGGAGCAATTGATTTTTCCGCAACCGAACCGGAAAAGCAGATCGTAAAAGAATATTTAGAAGGGGGATTTTATTATGAATGAAATTAAGATGTATTCATTACCGACAACCGTTGCCGTGGCTATCCTTGTCATCGGCGGGAACTACGGAAACGGGACTGACCGCACCAAACGGTTGAAAGCAGACGGTTTCGACCCCGTCAAGGTGCAGAAGTGTGTAAATGAACTTCTCCCAATCATTAAGAGGTACCGCTGATGGCGGGGAATATTCAAGTATCATATCAGTGGGCAATTGATACTTGCAACAAAAAGAATGTCGGCTACTCACAGACATACCGGAATCAGCAAACCGTGAACGGAATTACTTATTATGACTGTAGTTCGTTCATCTGGTATGCGCTTCTGGCATCCGGTTTTGATGTGGTAGCCGCCCACGGCGGGCAGTCATGGCCTTTTACAACTTATGATATGGCGGGTGTACTGGATGCGCTCGGTTTCAACCGTGTACCTGTCAACGATGTTTGGAAACCAGGAGATATTCTTATACGGAACAATCAGTACGGAAACCACACGGAAATGGTCTACGATGGGCGCAGAACCATGGGTGCACACAGTTCCACGTATCCCATAGGAGAACAGGTTTCCATTAACACGGGTGACAGCAATCCGGCTACATGGGATACCTGTCACAGGTTCGGCGGCGGCGCAAGCGGAGCAAAAGGAAGCAGTGCGTATGTGGTAGCTGCTATCTGCGGAAACTTTTGGCAGGAATCCGGCATCAATCCCGGTATCTGGCAGGACTTGAATGAATCCACGTTTACAGATTTGCTGGTCGGGTACGGACTCGGACAGTGGACGAACACAGAAGGGGATACGCATGGACGGCTTTATAAATTGCATGAATGGTTAATGAACAATGGCTACGCGGATGATGATGGAATCGGTCAGTTAAATTATCTCATTCATGAGAATGTCTGGTACAGCACTGGAGAGGCATCATCCTATCAGAATCTAACGGAGTTCTTAACCAGTGACAGCACAGATATCACGGCATTAACTCACGCATGGAACATCGGTTGGGAAGGTATCCATGACAGTTCGTGGGATGCCCGTGTCCGGTATGCACAGAACTGCTATGACTTTATCGTGGCTCATGCAAATGATGCATCCATCACGACTTGGGCAAAAGGAAACCGTTACCTCAGCGAAGCAGAGCGTTACAACAATGCAGTGTTAATTTACCGCTTTCTCAGTACCGGGGCAACACCCGTAACAGGGACAACGTTTCTGATCGCAGTTCTCAGTAAAAAGAAACGGAGGGACAGAAGGAATGTATAATGGCATACCCTTTCCGGCAGACTATATCAATGCGGCAAACTCGGTAATTTCGCCTAGTACCGTACATTGCCGGAATACCAGCTTATCTCTTTATTTTCAACGGTATCTCTTACAGAAAGCTATAAGCGTTTTCAAATGGGAGATGCCGCCGGAATGGTCGAAAAACTACACCCTGTACACGCTGTATTGCTGGGGCTTTTTCGCCGTAGTGAATACAGATCGGTATGGTGTAATCCCGCAGGCTTGCGGCTTGCGTGGGTATGATGTGTTCTATCAGCCTACAAATGCGATTATCACAAACCCGCTTTTGTCTGGGACATTAGAACCACGGATAGGTCTACAGTGTGAATTAGTTAGACTTCAGCCAGATTACGGCGGGATTATGGACATTGTTACCTACTACGCAGATATGTTAGCGTTGTGTGCGGAATCTGTCGGAATGAATCTGGTAAACAGCAAGCTTGCGTATGTGTTCGCCGCTGAGAATAAAGCTATGGCGGAAACATTCAAGAAACTGTATGACCAGATCGCCGCCGGAAACGTAGCCGCTGTGATCGACAAACAGCTTTTCCGGGATGATGGCAAGGCAAACTGGCAGATGTTCAATCAGAATGTCGGACAGAACTATATTGCTGACCAGGTGCTTTCGGATATGCGGAAAATCGAAGCTATGTTTTGTACGGACGTTGGAATCCCGAACGCCAACACAGATAAAAAGGAACGGTTGATTACAGATGAGGTGAATGCCAATAAGGTGGAAACCCGGTCAAAATGTGATCTCTGGCTGGAAGAACTGAAAGAATCCTGTAAGAAAGTGCGGGATATGTTTAGCATCAAACTGGATGTGAATTGGAGATACAAAGGGGGTGCAGAAGATGGCAACGATGAGCCTGTTAGGACTGTATAACTATGATGAGTCTCTTCTGGATGGGCTGGTCGAAAGTTTACCGAATAAATACGGAATCCCGTCCGGTTATACGGATTACTACTATACAGATGTTACCATCGACCCACTGACCGTTGTGGAAAATCTGCTGGTGGAATGTGCCGAGTTTGAAATCATGTATTCAGACTTTAACGCATTAAAGCGAATCATCAAAATCTGGTCGGCAAAAGAGAAGCTGGTGTGGCAGAAAATGTATAACACTATCTGTTATAAGTACAACCCGATCTGGAATAAGGACGGGAAATCTGTCTGGACAGAACGACAGACAGGAAGAGGCACAAGAACGGAAACGGAGAACGCATCAAAAACTAGCAACGCCAACGGAACAACCAACGATGAATACACATCAACTAGCACCACAACAAATAAGACAACCGGAACAGGTACAAATACCCGCACTGGACAGGATGAAACAACCGGAAAAGTCAGTGCTTATGACAGCACAGATTTTCAGAACCGTGAGAAAACCAACAGCACGGCAAGCGAGAACAACAGCACGGAAAGTACAGAAGATTTTACCGGAAACGGAAAAGTAACAAACAGCGGAACGAAAACAATTACAAACACGGGTGATGAGACAAATAATGTTTCACGTGAAACAAGCGATAACAACACTGGTGAAACAACGCATGAGCAGTCGGAAACGGGTAACATCGGTGTAACTACTACACAGCAAATGATTTCTGCGGAACGTGAAATTGCTATGTTTAATATCATTGACTTTATCATCAATGATTTTAAAGAGCGGTTCTGTTTACTGATTTATTAAAAGGAGGGCTTTAACAATGGGATTATTTGACCAGTTTCCTTACACAAATTTTCATGAACTGAATCTGGACTGGATTCTCGGACAGATGAAAAATGTTGAGGGGTATGTGAAAAACATTGAGGGCGTGATAGGCGAAACAACTCAGAAAATGATTGAAAGCTTGTATGAGAAAGGTCTTCTCACAACCCCGTATAACATCCTGTCGCACGGCGCAGATAACACAGGTGTAAAAGACGCTTCTGTAATCATACAGAACGTTCTGGATACTTTTAAAATCTGCTTTATCCCGAACGGTACCTATAATCTGGAAAAGCCTATCATCGTTGACAGCGGGATGCTCATTCTCGGTGAATCGGCGACCGATGCTATTTTGCATTGCACGAATAATGACTGTTTTGTCACCCGGGACTTTGCTGATCGGACAGGAAAGGGAAATGCAGAAGCGCCTCATGGATTCTGCCTGTTTAATCTGCATTTGAGCGGAAATGACACCCATACGGGTGTAAAGATTTACGGCTATCACTACTTTATCAAACAGTGCTTTATTGAACATTTTGAAACGGGTGTTTATTCAGAATACAACAAAAACACGGGATTCACACCCAGCGGTGATACTTTTGAATCCTATATTGAAAAATCGTTAATTCAGCACTGTACGAAATGTATCAATTTCCTTGGGCCGTCTGACTCCTTTATCAATCACGTTTGCTTCTCCAATGCAAAAAGAGGTATCATTTTAACAACGACAGCCACCTCATGGTCAAACGGCTGTTCTGTCAATAACTGCCACGGCTATACCATTTTTGATGAGGGAAACGGTTCTTGCTATGACATCAACTCGCCGATTTTTCTTTATAACAGCACGGGTGAATCGTCTGATATCGGGTGTCTTTTTGAAACAAACACCGGCGCACGTGTTAATGGCGGACATTTTTATAATAATAAGTATGGGATTGTTATCGACACGACAAGCAACGTTATTATCAACGATGCCGAATGCCGTGCAAACAAAACGGCAGAAGTCCAGAACAAACAGGCACTGGCTGACAGTTACATTGACATTATTACTCACGGCTCTAATGTGAAAACATTGGATGAGTTAGGAGCAATCAACCCCAGAACATGTTCGTTAAAGATATACAATGAACTGGATGCGAACATTATCAATAGACCGAAATGTCTTCAGAAACAGCACGTAGACCCATCTACGTTGACGGCGGGAACTGCAATTAAAATCAGTGACAGATATCCGGCAATTGTCTACCAGACAGGAGGTACAGGTATCTATGTTAATGATAATGTCACTTCAGATCCGATCGGTGACGTAAATACGTTCTTTGTACCGGCTGGCGGTAACTGGTCTTTTGCGACAGCACCCGGAACCATCACGTATCAACCGATTATTCTGTAAAATAAAAGAGGGCTTAGAGCCCTCTTTTTTAAATTAAACAAATGATTTTATCGCCGTTCTTGCAATAAAAGACTTTGAAAAAGCTTACTTCCATTTTCATGTAGGTTGGGTTGTGTTCAAAACAGCCCTCAACCGTATTGGAATAGACTTCGCCGTGTTCATCGGTTATGATGACCAGCGATTTATTTTTTAAGTTGCCGCATGCTAATAATACATCTCTTAATGTCATAATATTCTCCTTTCTTTGTTCTCATCAAGATCAACTTCTATGATTCTGCCACGAATAGCGAAACAATAAACTTTGTATTCTCCGTATTTTTCAAGACCATCCGGAATTGATAATACCTCGACATTTCCGTTAATCATGACCTTGAAAAATTTCCTTGCATTGCAATTGGTACACATTTCAAACAGCTTTCGTAGTGTCATGCGATCATTCCTCCTTAAGTTTTATAAGAATCGTATAGCTGTTTTCTACAGAAAACCATATAATCTGTCTGTCACTAATTTCATCGTAAATATCTTTTAATTTTGCTTTGACGGGTTTTTTACCTTCTTCTAAAACCGTCATATTAGAATCCTTGATTAAATT